ATATCCGCACGTTCTGGCCCAAGGCGGCGATGCTGCGCGCCAAGAACCGGCCGATGAACCAGGTCGAATTCGAGGAAGAATTCACCCGCTACGTCGACACCGTGCACGGTCGCCAGGTCTCTGGCTCGAAGAACCAGGCGAAGCTGCGCAAAGCCCTCGCCCCGGTGGTCCTGCGCCGCCGCAAAGCTGAGGTCTTACCGGAGTTGCCGCCGCTCATCGTGCAGGACATCCCGCTGGGACCACCGCGGGACCAGCTTCAGCTTCATCCATTGAGCCGCAGCCTGGCGCAGCGGCTGACCTGGTCACTGACCAAGGCCAACGACGATCTGCTGATCCGCGCGCTGCACAACCCGGACGGCCAGCTCACCACGCTGCGGCGCGAACTCGGCGAACTCAAGGTCCAGCCCACCATCACCTGGGTCCAGGAGCGCATGCAGTCGGCAAACAAGCTCTTGCTGTTCGCCTGGCATCACTCGGTGATCGAGCATCTGCGCCGCGGGCTGGAGGAATTCGATCCGGTGGTGATCACCGGGGAAACCGGTCCCGCAGGACGCGCCAACGCGATCGAGCTGTTCCAGAACCGGTCCCGGGTGCGTCTGTTCATCGGTCAAATCCTCGCCGCCGGGACCGCGATCACGCTGACCGCGGCGAACGAGGTGGCGATCGTCGAACCATCATGGGTGCCAGGCGAGAACGTCCAGGCGATCTGCCGCGCTCACCGATTAGGCCAGCGCGACAGCGTCCTGGCTTCCTTCCTCTACCTGCCCGGAAGTTTGGACGAACGCATCATGCGGACGTTCCGGCGCAAGGCGTCAGAGATCAGTGAACTCCAAGGGGACCAACATGCAAGTGCAGATCAGCCTGACCTTCGACACGCTGCCCGAAATGCAAGCGTGGCTCCGGGAAGCCAGCTTGACCGATGCGCCGCCGGTGCCGGCTGGCCTGCCATCTGACGTAAGTCAGCAAGCGCAGGCACAGGTAGGCACTGATGCGAGCCTGAAAGCGCAGCGCCAGCAGCAGGCCGCGAATGCCCGCGCGGCGAAGGCCAGCAAGACCGCCCAGTCCGACAACAAGCCGACCCGTGTGTCGGGTGGCGTGCAGTCACCCCCGGTGGACGTGGCAGGGACCAATGGCGCCGGGGACCATCCAGATGCCGACGACGACCTGGGCCTGACCGAGCCGAGCATGTCGCCTGGCGAAGCCAAAGACCAGGCACTCGCGTTGATGCGCGAAGCCTATGCCGCCGGGCATGTCAAAGAGGTCAAGGAGCTCCAGAAGAAGTTCAACGTGGCCAAGTTCTATGACGTGCCGGTCGATCAGGGCCACAGCTTCTACCAGCAGGCGATGCAGCTGGTACAGGGCGTGGGCCTGCGTCAATGAGTGACCGGCGAGGCGCGCCCCGGCAGGGCAGTGCGAGGCTGGCCGCGGCGGGGCAGGGTTTGGCGAGGTGAGGCAAGGTCCGTGAAAACTCCTGCTCACAGTTTACTAGGTGCTAGCGGCGCGCATCGCTGGCTGAACTGCCCTGGCAGTTTCCAGCAGAGCGTGAGTGCGCCGCCGCGGCCCTCGTCGATTTACGCCGCGACCGGGACGCTGGCGCACAACTACATCGAGAAGGCGTTGAGTGATGCGCTGGCAGAGGGTTGCGCGCCCGGGTCGCTGCTGCTGCCACTGTCTGAGGTTGGCCAGGCATGGTCCGTTGAGGGTCATCTGGTCCCGGTCGATCAGGCGCTCATCGATGGCGTGAACGTCATGCTGCGCTACGTGCATTTCGCGGCACATCAGAGTGACTGGGTCAGCGTCGAATTCCAGGTTGAGCTGGACAGCTACTTTCCGCCGACCAAGCCGCCGCCGGTCCTGATGTTTGGCCGCGTCGACGTGGCGCTGCTGGATATTATGAACGAGACGCTGGAGGTGATCGATTACAAGAACGGCTCCGGCGTAAAGGTTAATCCGCGCGAGAACCCGCAGCTGCTCTACTACGCCGCCGGCGTGCTGGCGCAGCTGCCGGACAACCAGCAACGCAGCCTCCGAACCATCAAGCTCACCGTGGTGCAGCCGAACGCGCCAGGCAACGAGCCGATCCGCAGCTGGGAAATCGACGTGGTCGATCTGTTGATGTGGGTTGATGACGTGCTGGTCCCTGGTGTTGAGGCGTGCGCGCAGGACAACGCGCCACTGGTCCCGGGACCATGGTGCCGGTTCTGCCCGGCACTGCATGCGTGTCCCCGTTTACAGCAGGACGCGGTCGAGATGGCCAAACGCGAATTCGCTGATCATGTATTGCCCGACAATCCCGACGACCTGGCCAAGCAATTGGACATCGCCGAGCGCGCGTCCACCTGGATCAACGCCCTGCAAGGCTACGCGGTTGAACGGCTCAAGGCCCAGGTGCGCATCCCCGGTTGGGAACTGGTCCCGACGCGTTCCACGCGCAAATGGCAACTGGATGATGACGAGACCGCGGCCGCACTGATCGGCCTTGGCGTCGGTGACGATGTGGTCTTTGAGACCCGGTTGCGGTCCCCGGCGCAGGTCGAGAAAGCCCTGACCCGCAGTGCGCACGGTCGTGACGTTTGGTCCTGCGTGATGACCGATCCGCCGCTGATGAAGTCGGTGTCGTCCGGCGTGAAGCTGGCACGCGCCAACACCCCTGATGCACGGGAGGACTTCGCCAATGCTGACGGCGAGTGAAGGCGAACTGGCCGCGCTGCGGCAGCGCGTGCGTTTCGCCACCGGGCGCATGGAGGACGTGATCAGCGCATTGGAGGAAGTGGTCCGGGACCGCGGCGGCGTGAGCCAGGACGCGCGGGACGACATCGAGGAACAAATCCTGGCCCTCAAATACACCGTCGATTTCACCCTAGGAGAAACTAAACTATGAGCAGCCTTCACACGCCCATCGGCATTTTGTCGTTCCCTGTGGTGTTCTCGCCGCGGCCACGCGCGCCGGGTGGCGAGCCGGTGTATCAGATCAGCCTGTTGTTCGATCAGCAGGCACAACGTCATCCGAACTTTGAAGCGATGCGCAAGGCCGTGCGCGACTGCATCGACGATCAGTGGGGCGCCGGCAAGAGCCAGGACAAGACTTTCACCGCGCGCATCCGTAGCCCGTTCAGGAAGTGCAGCGAGAAGCAATACAAGGGCTACGACATCCCCGGCGGCGTGTTTATCTCGCCCTGGACCAAGTCACGCCCTGGGGTGATCGATGCCCAGCGCAATGAGATCACCGTCCCGGAGGATATTTGGGCCGGTCAGCTCGCCCGCGCGTCGGTGTCGCCGTTCGCTTACAACCAGGCCGGCAACATGGGTGTGTCGTTCGCTTTGAACAACTTGCAAATTTGCCGCACCGATGGCGAACGCCTCGATGGTCGGCGCGCGGCCAAAGACGACTTCGACGATTACGATGGCCCCGGCGCAAGCACCGCGGCGATGGCCGACGACGAAGTTCCGTTCTGAACACGGCACGACGTGGTCCGGCTGGTCCTTGACCTGGAGACCACGTCTACCGCCGACCTGCGCAAAACGGGTGCGCACGCTTACGCCGAACACGCCGACACCAAGATCACCGTGCTGTGCTTCGCGATCGATGATCGCCCGGTCCGCACCATGGTCCTGCTGGACAGCGGCTGTCCGGGTGACTTCTACAAGGCGGTGGCTGCGGGGGCCACCGTTGTCGCGCACAACTACATGTTCGAGTTCCAGGTCTACCACGCCAAGCTGGTCCCGCTGGGCTGGCCACCGATCCCGCTGTCCCAGTGGTCCTGCACCATGGCGCGGTGCCTGGTCGCCGGTTACCCGGCGTCCCTGGAACTCGCCGGCCGTGCCATCGGCCTGACGATCCAGAAGGACCACGCCGCGCGGGACCTGATGCTGCGGTTCGCCCGGCCGCGCAGCCTCAACCCGGTGACCTGGTGGCACGAGACCGACCCGGTGCGGTTCCAGGCGCTGTGCGATTACTGCGTCCGCGACGTCCTCACCGAGCGCGAACTGGACACCCGGGTCCCCGAGTTGTCCCCGCGCGAGCGCCAGGTGTTCGAGCTGGACCACCAGATCAACCAGC